GTACTGATGATATCCCCCTGGGTGGGTGAACCGGGGGGGATACCTAATGCAGTGCGTAGCGCAGAACAGTCGCCATTAGTACCAGACAAATGCCCATATCTAGTGAACCAATCAGATACCACGCGCAACACGCGCCGTTCAGCAGATCGGCTCGAGGATTCTCTGTATCTGTCTTTGATCGTGGCCACGCATTCAGATTCTGACCTATCCATGATGATGTACTGATCAGCAATCTTCGAAGCTGTCAGCGGTGACGTGATAATCATCCACAGTGTTTTCGATATAGCACCAGAACACACACGCTGCACGATCGTCGATCTGATGTCTTTGAGCATCCATGTTTCGCCTACTGTGCTTTCAGGTGACAGGCCCAAAGCATCACGCACATCGTCCCAGTCCCATACAAATTCACCTGGTGAAATACGATCGCGCACGTAGGTCGTTTTACCTGATGCCGGTGCGCCACAGACAGCAACTACTACGCCTGGTGATTTCTCATTATGTAGCTGCCTGTGGCATGGGTCGCATACGCTCATCAGATTCGATCGCTCCAGCCTTAAGTCTGGCCGCTCTGTAACTGGCTTCACATGGTGAACAATTCGAGCCATGCCCCTGCACCCAGGCCCGCGATGTTCACACAGTGGATTATGGCGAATGTAATTATTCCGCAGCTTCACCCAGTCATGCCCATAGCCGCGCTCTGATGGCGTGCCGCGCTTACCCTTCCAGCTAGCCTTCACTCTGGTACATCCTCAGCACACGCGCATACAGCGGGTCATCTTCGAGATATCCGACAGTCATCCATGGCTGTCTGTCCAGCTTAAAAGCCAGCCTGGTGGCAGTTTCAGGCATAGCTTTACGCTGTTCCTCTAACTGCTTCTGCCATTCAGACCAGCGCAGCAGCTTAGTACGCTTCACTTCCCAGCTAATAGCACCAGCCTGGTTTTCTGTGATCAGATCCGGCACGCCTAGCCCTACTGCCTGCGCTGTGTACAGCCTACGGCTGTTGATGCCCATCGCCTGTATGGTCGCCTGGAATTCGCGTTCACCGCGCTGGCCTTTGTCCCTAGATGGCTTACCCATCGTCTTCCTCCTCATCCTCTTCATCAGGATCGAAATCAGGACACAGCTCGAACGCTGCGTGTGACAGTGCGCCCTGCCAGGCATATTCGTTTCCAACAGCAGCCCAGTATGCCCGAGTCTTACCGCGCACCGTTTTCGTAAAGACGATGAACGCCGAATCTGGGCGCGGTGCCTCATGTGCTGCGATCACTTCGCGCAGCAGCTCAGATAGGAACTTATCGCGTGATTTCACCAGCTTTGGAATCATGATCGCCCCCTAATCGTTCAGCTTTTCGCGCAAGCTGGCGCAGCCGCTTCTCTACCCAGCGCACAGTGGCTCCATCATCAGCCTGGTGGCGCAGCACCAGAGCCAGCCCCTTCAGAGCAGTGCCTAGATCCCTCACAGTGGCTTTCTCCTGTTCCATTCGTTTCCGTTCAGCGTGATCGCGTCTAAAACGGCCTTCAGAATCTCTAGTGTGATCTTCACGCGAACACCTCGATAATCTCTCCAGGGTGGAGTAGCTCAACTGCTTCGCGAAACGTGATGAAGTCATGGGTTTCTTGTGTCCCGTCCAGGTAATGAAATGTGATGTTGTTAGCGGTCTGGGTAGGTGCTTCCACGTCCAGACCTACCACTGACCAGCCGGCCTTCTGACAGCTCGCTGCCAGCTCTCTATCGTCGATCGAATATGCGGTGTCACCGTCTGGTGGGATGTCCAAGCCGGCCACAGGTGGGTCATACCACCCTCGACAGACTCTCCATGCGGCTGTAGCTTTAGCTTTATCATCCCCCTCTACAGCTGCATCTATAAGCATCTGTAGGTAGCTGCGTAGCTTGCTCCAGCTCTGCTTATAGCCTGGCGTGATGCCGTCAGCCTTCATATCCGTAACAAACTGCTCTGCCACGTGCCGGCCACGTACAACCTCGCCGGCCATACGCATGATCTGGCGTTCACGCTGATCGTCATCGACCAGTTTCATGCCGTGTTTGGCCGCAGTATCGACGATGCGTTCAGCCGTCTTCTGCGCTTCGTATGGAAATTTTTCTGGTTCGCCTGTAGCTGTAGCTGTAGCGGATTCATCAGCAGCTACGGCTGACGCCGCTACTGCTGAATCCGCACTGCTGTGTGGCTGTATGGCTTTATAGCTATAGCCTTGGTAGTTTGTCAAGTTCAAAACTGCACCACCTGTTCCACGCGCCCAGTGATCTGCACGTTTTCGATAGTGCGCCAGGGGTTTCTACCTTTGGGGTTTGGTGTCACCTTCAAAAATCCAGTAAAGGTAGCACCCAGGCCGGCAGCCATCAGAACGTCCTTATTGGCTTCATAAGCCTTCACGAAACAGCCAGTTTCACAGCCCTCGATTTCCATGTAGAAACCTGTGTACTGCTGCCCTGTGGCCGCTGTCTTTACTGGGTCGAAAACCTCCCCATTGTGGCTGGATACGGTGCCTCTAACGTCACCGCCTACGTCTGTAACTCTTTCAGGCCTATTAACGCCGGCAGTAGCTGTAGCTGTAGGCGGGGCCGGCTGCGTATGTACAGCTACAGCCGCCGGCTGTGCTGGTGCCTGTGCCGGCTGCTGCTGAAGCTCCTGTAAAGCTTGCTGGAGAAGCTGAATGATGTGCTGCGTGTTCATAGTGAAAGCCCTCCAGTGCGGATGGCTACAGCTTCAGCCTCCAAGCGTTCAGCGTTCTGCATACGCAGTTCTGAGACGCGATCCATATAGTCTTGGAGTACCTCTGGCGGAATGCTATGAGACCAGTCCTGAATAATGCGCTGTAGTGCGCATTCCCTGTTCATGCTTTCTTTGTGGCCTTCCATGTATGCCGATATCAGACGGTGCTGATCTCTGGATACACGGATAGTGATGGGCGGTTCGTTTCCGAAGTCCGCTGTTTTCTTGGTCATAATCTGGCCCCTTCCGTAGGTCCGGAGTTATGACGTTCTGATCATCGAATGGGTGTTACGTTAAATCAGAACGTCCGTACTTATCGAGGCGACAGCCCCTGTGATCGAGTGCCATCATAGCACGCTCCCTTTCATTCGGATGATTCAGCTTAAACGCTTGAAACCTTAATGCCATTTCTCCAGCCGCTTTCTTACCGCGTTCGCCTGGTCCTACCAGCTTCCAGAAATCGCACATCTGGTGCTGAACGCCCCCATGCACACAGGCACGCCATCCATCGACATGCGCCACGATCCATATCTGTTCTTCTTCCATGGGCACATATTGGCACACGAAGACGCACAAAGATGTTTAGATCGATCATTTTAGAGGGTTTTTCGCGTTATCAGGCCTTGATCTTGATTTTATTTAGCACCTGCCTGCGCTTTTCACAGCCGCAGGGCTTACCAGTGCGCTCTGCCCTGCGCTTCACCAGCCTGGCGATACCTACGCGCTCGAGGATTCCAGCGACCAGATCACCCAGCCCGATAGGCTGAGGGTGCCCGATGTCCTTATACCACTGCCGCTGCTGCCTGTTCATATAGTGAAATCGTCGAACTCTACGCCGATGCCATAGAGAAATGCCCCGCTGTGAGTTGGCACTGCTCTGAGAGTTGACCACGTTTGCTTGTATGTGACAGAATTGGCATTATGAAAACCGGCCATGAGTGAGCTGAACTGAAATTCTGTTGCGCTACTTGCAGGAAGCGCAGGCCAGCACGACGAAGAACCATTTAAAGGCTGCGTCACCCAATAGTAATCCCTGATTACATCAATACTCCCATATATCTGCACGTAAGCCTGCCCATCATTAATGAAATCAGGCGGGCAAAACGGACATAGATCACACCTGAATTGCCAATTAAAACCTTTACATGATGGATTACCAGACAGACCATTGCAGCCAGTTGGCGCGTCTGTATTTGAGCAGTTCTGACTATTACTAGCAGCTGCTGGAATTATGTAATTATCTGTCCCAGATATGCAGGTGGAGTATTGCGCGTTTCCTGTGTTCTGTGCTAATTGGACAGCCTGTAGGCATGAGCTGGTTCTTTTTAAATAAACTCTAGCTGTACCGCTCACATTTCGATACGTGTACCCGATTACACCTCCACCGATCGGGTCTGGGCATACTTCATTATTGATCCAACTATCATAAAAATCGGAATTATATGCGGAACATCCACAGCCGCCGTCTGCGTCTTCATAGTACGCACAACAGCTAGGATTCCCTGCATATTGAACTGATGTAGTGAACTTTTGTTCCTGGCAACCGGACAGCTTGCGCGGGATATATGGCGGATCTATGAGTGAGAAATCCTCTATGCAATTCGGATCACAAATACGCTCCGCATAGCTTGAGCATTCTAGTATCGCAGGAGTGATTTCAAAATTGACGTCACGATAGGTGCCTGATTCCAAGCAGTCAGAGCAGGAATCACAGCAGGACACAGTCCCCTGGCATTCACAACATGCACGATCATTCCTGGGCATTCAGTACCTCTTTGGCAGCCTGGACACCATGCGCGTAGGCCACTTGCTTCTGCTTGTTTTCGCGCTTCTTCGTGCCTGGCTTATTTAGGAACAAGCCACCCAAGCCACCTAGCGCACCCACCAGAAGCGCACCGCCTGGAAAGCTGGAAACCTCATCAGACAGCGCATTCAGGCCAGTATCAGCCACGCTTTGTAGCAGCGCGTACCGCTCCTCAGCCCCTGCGATGCCCTCAGACAGATCAGCCGTCACACGCTGGACGTATTGTTCCCACTGACCAAATACCGCGCCAGCTTCTGCGTAAGTAACTTTCTGATCTGCTGGAATTTTCAAGGCTGCACGCGCTTCTGGTGGCACGTTAACATCTACCAGCGTTTTCAGATCGCACCCCTGGAGTGCTGACACAGAGAGACCAGCCACCAGAGCCAGCCCACCAAACAAGTACACACGTTTATCCATTGCTATCGATTCTTGCGCTTAGGCGCACCACGTCCTCTTTGATTTCGTTTGTGATTTCGCGCTGGTATTGCATCCCGATATCAAGTGCCTGGATGCTTTTTTCAATGCGCAGATAGCCCGCTGCCACCGTCATGAACAGGGTGAGCAATACAGAACCCAGCGCAGCATAATCGCGTGTAGAGAGTTTCACGATGCTATTAGGTTCCCTGGTCATGCCTCTACGTAGTCCACCACGATATAGAACCCCGAATTTGCGTCATCGACAAACGCCCCTCGGTGAAGGGTTAAAGAATTATCTGATGTGTCGTTCTCTAAATACATTTCCAATCGAAACGTTGCATTCATTGGACCGTAACGTTTACTGCCGCTAGGGCTGTAATCTTCGACCCATCCTGAAGCGCTGACAATAAACTCAACCCCGCTAGATTTAAGCTCAACATCTCCGGTCGACTCGGAACCACCGCCAGCCCTAAAAAAAGACTCCCGGTACACGTTCTCATATGCTGGCGTAAATGCGTACGGATTCCATGCTTGACCAACAAGAACTCGATAAGCAAAACCAGGACGAGGAATCATCGGGTCCGGCGTAACATCTGTCCAAAGGCTACCGTTAAATTGCAACCGATCGCCTGCCGTAATTCCGGACGTAATCGTCACCCCTGATAAGTCATCAAGACCCGCATCCAGAGACACCGTGCCGCTGGTGATGATCGGATCAGGTGAACAGGTGATCCCCGTACCCGCTTCAATTTTTAGAACATCAGGCACCGCCGGATACGTTGCCGTACCCGTCACGCTAGGCCCAGTGGTAAAATCGTATGATTCAGTGCGCTCTGTGTCGTTTACTGTGACTCGAGCGTCATAGATATAGTAGGCAGTCAGAGTCGCCGTCTGCGCAGCCGTAAACAAAAACGCCACAGATTCCCCACCAGATGCCACTGTACCCGTGATCGTCAGACCACCAAAAATCAGCTTCACGGCATCGGAATCAGCCACCGCTGGCGATGGTGTCCATGTAATCGTCCAGGCCTCACCTGGCATATACGCAATTCCACCCAGATCAGTCATGAACACACGCCCTCCATCGGATTCATAAGAGAGAAAAACCAGTAGTAAGAATCGCCAGGAGCGATAGAGCCGTCAGCGTCATAGAACGCCAGCAGGCGTGCCGTGACGATTACGCCAGCAGGAATCGAGACGATATCAAAATCAGTGGGGAGATCGTTCGGATCTTCTTTGGCGATCGCGTTCACCGAGCTACCGCTGTTCCCGTTTTCATACCCATTGAACGCCACTGGAAAAACGATGTCATTTCCCACGCTTACCTGCACGTCTTCATAGGTGCCGTTTTTCTTACGCGCTACTGGCTTCGCTGTGTATTGCCATTTGTACGCTGAAATGAGCGTGGAACCAGTGATCTGAATCTGGGCGTGGTCTAGGCTGAAGCTGAACGAATCAGGTGAAAGCGTGTTCAGGTACGGGACATGGTCCCCCACGCTTTCAGTCACTCGCATGGATTGAACTAGCCTGTTCATCGTGAAATCGGCCCCGAATTCGCAGATGGCGCGTCTATGCCTGTTTCCATGTGCGTAGTTGCACCGTTCACCCAGGCGAAGTTGGCCCAATCGTTAGAACTGCCAGACGCACCCATAGGGTAATCATTCGTCCAAAACACCTTGTTATTCACTTGCACAGTCAGCCCAGAGCCACCAGCATTTGACACAGTAGCGATATTGGACAGCCCCCACTGGTTATGTAATGGCACCTGGTTGAAGTGCTGTTTTTCGTCATAGATAAACCGATGCACCAGCGCGTAGCTGTGTTGGCTGGTCGATGATGCTGATGCGCCCTTGTACAGAAGCGTGCCAGCAGGACACCCCAGGAATGCCGTCTCGTTTCTGGTGTTTACGTAGGCTGATGCGTAGTTCGTCACGTCCGGCCATGCGCCTACTGAGACATCCCCCCCAGTAGGCGAAATCGTTATAACCTTATTCCACGGCTCAGTGACTTCTATCTCAACCTGCCGTATCGGACGTTTTACAGGTTTTCCACCAGCAATATCCAAAGACTCTACCCCAGAAATAGGTGCACCTGACGTGTCGATCGTTTGAATGATATAGGTGGAGTTGTAAAACGTAGTGCCAGCAGCCACCTGTTCAGCCGTAGTCGGCAAGTCTGTGGATTTGTAGACATCCATCATTCGTGTGGCTTGTCGGGAATTAAATGTAACTGATGCCACACCAGTATCGACGAACTGAATGTCACCACCAGAGGCGTATTCATCTGGAAAGCTGGTGCCCCAGGTTATGACTGCTTCATACACATGGTCTGAGTCTGGCACACGTTGAAAGCTGATCGAATCAACCGCACCTAAATCTCCCCATGGTTCCTCGTCACCTGAAGGAAACGCACCGACAGTGATAACCTTACCCAGTGCCGCACCTGTCCAGGTCCTAAGTGCCTGCACTGCTGCCTTGTATTCTTCTCTGTCAGTGCCGATCGTGCCTGATGTAGGCTTAATCGTTAAGCCATACTGGAATGATGTCCGACCAGTACCAGGTACTTGAATCTGGAACTGCCTAGAAGCTGGATTTTCATATGCCGTATATGTTCGTGCCATCAGAACATCGCTCCCACTGCGCCAGATATGGCGTTCCCGATGCCAGATCCAGAGTTACCACCGAGCGCGAATCCAGCAGACTGTGACAGCACGTTTCCGATCGTGCTGGCGTGCTTGATTACGTCCGAAATCATCTTTACCAGCTTGCTCACCAGATTCACGATCTGCTGCATGACACCGTTGTAGATGCCCTGGAGAAGCTGGTCTAGGTTCTTAAATTGTGACGTAAACGCCAGGCCTTTACTGATCATCTGCGTGGCCCAGTTCAGAACGGCAGCGGCAGGCCCAGCCAGCAGACGCGCCATTTCGGTCTTTACCTTCATGATCGATTCTTCGAACTTGTTCCAGGCTGCTGCGCCCTGGTTCGATCCCTTAATCAGAGCGATCAGTCCACGCGATGCCAGAATGCCGCCACCTGCGACAGCCGCAGCCGCCAGAATCCTACGCATAGAGCGCGCGAAATCAGAAGTCTGCTTCTGGGCATTTTTGAACCCCTTGCGCAGGTTTTTACCCTTCCAGCCTGCCTCCACAATCACAGAACCAGCGAAACCAGCTCGAGCCATCAGAATTCTCCTGGGTAGAAGGCTTTGAGAATTGGCGCAGGATCGGCACCGCCCAGGCCAGACATCAGGCCAGAAAGCAGGACCACCAATTGCCTGTCTGGCAGTCCTGTTTCTATGTCGATTCGTTCCATCATGCCCATGTCTTCAGCGGTCCACGTTCGTATTTGAGTGGGCGAAACCCCAGAGAGCGCACTGATACGCGCTATCAATCGGTCCCGCCTTCCATAGGGGAATCAGAGAGTCCGAACAGCTCACGCGCCCGGTCTATGAGTGGTTCGAGAATGTCAGCGCGGACACCATCAAAGCTGGCATCCTGCGCGATCAACTGGCCGTCTGCATCGCAGAGAACTGATTGAAGAATCAGCGTGCGCAGCCTAGTCAGTGCGCCATCATTGGCGATCATCGCATCGAATCGGTCACGATCTGCCACAGTTGGCTGGCGCATGTAGAACGTCTGGCCATGCACTTCAACTGTCTGGGTCTCTGGTTTTTGGCTTTGGAGCCATTCTAATGAATTCAATGTCTCTTCCTTATGGTGCTGCTGTCAGTGTGTAATCAGTGAATGAAATGGTGTACTCATGTTCCACTGCCGATTCGATATCAGCCGAAACGCTGATGCTCATGACGTGCCAGCCATTCGCTGAGCCAGCAATCGCGAACCCAGAACCGAATGTCAGAGTACAGGTGGACGATTGTGTGCCGAGTGACAACCCAGCCCCTGCGAAAATCCGCACCGTAGCCTCTGGGGTTTCGGTGATACCAGGCACAAACGCTTTCCCACTATCACCGAAACCAGTGGTTTCGATTCTGGTGACTTCCGCAGATGTTTCCATTGATGACGTGGCAGTGTATGGGGTGCTGCCGACGACGAACGTGCTATTAGATCCGGGTGCTGTATTGAGTGCCATTAGGTTGTATGCCAGACTTCTAGGGTGAGAGTGTGTGTGTAGTAGTAATCGTCGCCGCCATCGAATGGCTCGATTTCTCCCGTTTCCGTAGCGACCAGGCGACAGCTCGAGACACCTGTACCAGTGAAACCATCTAGGACATTGGCGACAGCATCTACCACGCTTTCAGAGACAGAAACAGACTGCGAGATGGCCATCATGCTGACAGTTGATTTCTTCAGGCTGTCTTTGGTGAACGTGGGCAGCAGTTCATCGCCCTGGATATCCCAGAGCAGTGCTGGCAGGTTTTCTTTTCCGCTGCTCATTCTGCTATACGGAAAAATGCGCGTACTAATTAGCGCAGTGGTCGCGGTATCATTGATCAGAGCTGTGCGCATTACTGGGATCATTGCATCCTCGCCCTGACTGCCTCACGCCTGGCCTTAGCGTTATCGGGATCCTGTAGAACCTGCACACGGATAGATTCACCGATTATTCTCAGCATTCGCTGAGATTCGCGCTCTTTGGTTTTCGTCGTTACCAGCTTCCCCCTAGTTTTTCGCGTATCCCATTCGAGCAGGTTTGCCACTCGCGCTTTCGGCGAATTCTTATAGCTGACACCGATGTAAAGCGAATCACGCCCGCCACGCTTAATCTGCTGCGATCTCGCTATCTTATTACGGTATTGATTCGTGGCGTTTTTCACTGGCGCAGATCGCCAGGCCTTCCGCACTTCATTCCTGAAGTGGTTAGAAGCATCGCGCAGCGCGTTCCATCTGAACTTGTTCTGTATCTTCTGGTCCAGCCTGCTGAAACGCCTAGCCACCTTTTTATCACCTGTGACCGTGTACACCTGTTTCTGGATGTCGCGCACAGCTCTACGTGCCATCGCCTTAGAGGCTTCGCGCACGTATTGGCGTGTCAACTGCTGGACGATCTGTCCAGCTACAACCCTGGTAATAGCACCGATCAAAGCACGATCTCCTCTATCTCGAGGTTGAACGTATCGTGTGCATTGTTCACGTCTTCGATGCCAGTGATGCGATATTCAACCCCAGATTCGACCTCTTTGATGAGCTGATCCAGGGTAAACGTATAACCGCGCACGTAGCGCGTTTCTATGGTATTCGTCTGAATACCCTGCTGCGCTTCTGCGTACTCTGCTTTGGAACTGCTGCCCGTGCGATAGACACCAGCGATTCGGAGCGTGACCGAATAGGTCCGCTGCGCCTGCCCGTAGGTATCGAGCGTGGTAGTGGGCGACAGCACGTCGAAGATGATCTGTCTTCTTCTGGCCCTCATACCACTGGCCACCTGTAGCGTGACGTGATGACATTCCAGCCCACCGCGTTCCCCTGGAGCTGAATAGGTGCCAGCTCGTTTCGTTCATCGTAAAACGTGGCAGCCATCATGTAGATGGCACGCACCGCATCGTGTTCTGGCTTTGCAGATGCCTGCCAGGTGATTTCCCAGTAGCGTGCAGATGACGCGTCCGCTGCATAATCATAGGTGAACTGAATGGCAGGCAATCCCTGCGAATAGCTCACCCTGTAGCCTGCTGCGTCAATCGTCTTTGTCACGCCGGTATCTTTATCGGTGTGCGTGATGCTGGTAAGCGTGTTTACTGGTCCAGCACAGAAGAACCAGTTATGTGGGCACTCCTGTAGTTCTTGCCTGTATGTGGTTGTCCTGATCGGTCGCCTGGTAGCCTCATCCCATGAAGCAATGGCCGCACGCAGAGCAGAATTCAACTGCACATCATCAGCATTGTGGTAGATACGTGCGAAGTCCCTGAAATTCGCTAGGGACAGTGGAGCGTCTTCTGTAACGGATACAACTTGCATGGATTCTCCACCCACCCAGGCAGAGGGAAAACCCCCCTGCCTAGGTGGCTACGGAAGAGAAAGAGATATCAGGCAATCAGAGGCACGATGGATTCAGGGCGCACGACCATGCCAGCGGATCGCTGGTAGGCGGTGATGCGCTTGATTCCATTAGCTGCCAGGCTGTACGGGTCAGGCTGAACGTAGAGACCGCCCAGATCATGAATGTGGTAGCTACCGTCTGTGACGATCGCGCCATACATATCACCATCAGTGATGGTGCCAGTAGCAGCCGCCGAGCTGATGATGATCTGCGTGCCAAGAATTGACATGCTAGGCATGTTCGCGAAAGTGGCATTGGCTGACTGCTGAAGAAGCAGGCGACCAGTGCCAGTGCCCCCGTCAACATCGGACAGGAGAGCAGCAGCAGCAGCCTGGCCGAGAACCAGCGATCGAGGCAACCCCATGTATTGCGGCGGCATCTTCGTAAGCAGAGCCTCAGTCACCTTTGCACATGTGAGTGATTCAGGCTGAACTGCCGTATCGTAAACGTTGGCAGCGGTCCATACGTATGCGCCACCGCTGGCGGCACCCTTAAACAATCCTTCAGGATTACCAGTGCCGTCACCGTTCAGGAATTCATTTTCCTGGAAATGACCGATGGCCTCTGCAATGGTCTGAATGCACAGGTTTTCGATGTCGAACTGCCCATCATGAAGCATTTCATTAGTGATATCGACCAGGCCAGCACCCTTCACGATTTTCGTGCTGGTGTCAATTTCACCAAATGAGGGATCAACTGCGCCATACACGCCCGATTCAGCAGTAGCCGAAACCGCTGAGCCGTACCCAGTCATGCGCGGAATACGCATGGCAGAGCCCACCGATGCCACCTTGGAAACCTGGCGCATGGCTGAAACGCGATCCAGAAGCATCGAAACTTCAGACATGAGAGGTTTCGGAACCAGGCCAGCAAGCGTGGTAAGCGTCTGCGTGGTACGCCCTTCCACCATATCTCTGAAGAATCGGCCTTCAGGTGATCCAGCCGGCAGCTGGTTTCCTACTGCCGCAGCGATGTCACGCTCTCCAGTTGGCTGCACTGGTTCACGCATTCGATCAGCCACCTGGCTTTTGGCTTCCTCATCTCGAGCTTGCATGTACTGGTGGTCCAGTTCACGCAGATCGTTTTCGATCTTTTCAATGCGCTCAAGCTCTTCGCCAGTGAAAGCGCGTTCACTTTCAGCCTGCGCCTTAGCGTAGATTTTCTTTTCTTCTTCGATCAGCGCGGTACGTGCTTCACGGATTTCGACGGTCTTCATTAAACTAGACTCCCAGTTGCTGAGGGATACGCACCCTGAAACACCAGGGCCAGATGATGTAGGCGTGCAGAACGCACTGTGCGAACCTTCGCCCGATTGTTAAAGCTGTCTTCTTCCGCGATGAATCCAATAGAGACGGCACCGTCTAGGTCGCCGCGCTCGAGTGCTTCACGTTCGCGCTTCGCCCAGTCTGGGAGCGTGCCACGAAACATCAAGCCACGTTCTGTGCTTTCAAATGAAAGCGTGCCAGCACCGACTCGCCCCAGAGGCACCTGCCCCTCTGTGCGATGCCCCAGGTACAGCGCAGTGCGATCATCCCAGCGGATAGAGCCTGGCTGGAATGTCTCCCTGTACCCGTTCAGTTCCATCAGTGGCTCGGTTGAATCATTCCATGCAATGGCCACACCGCTGAAAGTATTTCGCTCGATCGAAATCGGTTCGCTGCTGCGCGTTTCAAGTTTCATCAGGAATCTCCTGCGTGGCATCCAGGCCAGCATCATCAGCGTCTGGGCTGCTCTGCTGCTGGTAGTTCTTAGACATCACGAATTCGTCTAGCTCTTCTGGCCCTGGCGGAAGCTGAAGCATCTGCCTGGCTTCCGATGGGCTAATGATTCCGGCATCGATACCCTGCCGCAGAGCTGAGACTGATTCTGTGTAGGTGCCCCTGCTCATTTCAGAGACATCGAAAACGATTCGCCTATCCTCATTTGGAAACAGCTTCATAGCCATGTGTGTAGCCATTCGCTGGATCAGTGGCCTTAGTCCTGTTTCGATGTAGCCAGTGATCTCTGCCTGGCTTGTTCCAAAGCTGGTAGAACCGAATGCGTACAGCATGGAACTGGGCACGTTGTACATCCTGGCGATTTCATGAACAGACCACCGCTGCGCTTCTACGTATTGATTCCGCGCCAGCTCCTGCTGAAATACCTTGGCTTCCATGTCGCCACCTGTGACGATTGGGGTATTCCAGTTCTTGGAATCGCCATGCACAGACGCGAATTTGGTCTGCACTTTTTCAACAGATTCTGGTGAAAGATTGTCAGGTGAAGACAGCACCACTTTTCCCATGCTGCTGCGGAATGTGCGCGATGCTGCACGTGTCTGGGCGATACACGTCTCGAGGACTTCGCGGTGCTGCATGATCGGTGCTTCGCCCCAGAATGGGCGAGTGCCGTCTAGGCGGAAGTGTAGAACATCAGCAGGTGCGATATTTACGCGCTTGCTGATTGAATAGCTCAGGCTGTATTCTTCTTGCTTGTAGTTCACAGACCACGCACCAAATGGCAATGGCTGAAATGCGATCGGGTCGCCTGCTCCGTTTCGGTGAATCACGCTGAGGTGATTACCCCACAGGAGCAGATCGCGCACTGCCTGGCTTCGCCATTCGTTACCGCTTTGGTATTCGTTCGCCACGCCATTAAGCAGATCAGACACCGCTGATCGTTCCACCTTCTCGAACGATCCATCAGGCAGCTTCACCTGCTCGAACACAGGAAGACGAGAAATGTCACCAGAGAGAACAGAGACGCAGCGCGAGACTGCTGGGATCTCCAGCGCGGTCTGTGCGTCATAGGTGAACTGATCACTGGTCGAATACATCCACCAGCGAGAATCACCACCGAAAAAACGATTGGCTATGCGCTTGAAAATCTGCGGTCCCCTGCCGCGTCTACGTGCGCATATCTTAACAGGTTTAAAAATGCAAGCAAAAAAATAGCCCCCAGAGGTCACAGTCTCCGGGGGCAGAAAGGTGTTATGTCGAAATCACTATATCAAAAAACAGCCCAGGCTGGTAGACGTGTCAGCCTGGGCTGCGCCCACTAAACGTTAGCAAGCGTCCAGATTAGATAGCGATATCACCGCCCTCATACATTGACTGCCGCTCTCCCATGTTGTCACAGGCTGAACTGATCGCGAACAGGCCCGCACAAACTGGGTCGATCATGTCCCTGGTGCTGTTCTTACATGGGCGAACCGCCCCCGCTGGTGACTGCCTCAGCACCACGTTTTTCAGCGCCTTCTGCATCATCGGGTCGCCATCATGCAGTATCCGCCTGCCGCGCACAGCATCCTGAAACCAGCTACACGCCTGCGTGAGTTGCTGCGGACCCCCTTTGTAAGCGATCGGCCAGCCATAAGTATGCTCCCAGACAGAGCGCAAATCAGCATTAAACGTCCAGGCATCAATACCAATCTCGACCACGTTTGGCCATGTGTTCATAATCTCGCGCACGCTAGCGGTGATCTGTTCACCGTCTATGTATTTGCCTGCGCTGAGTTTTAGCACGCCCTCGCTATGCCAGCGTCTGAGTGGGTTCTTTGTGAGCTTCTCATGCTTTTCTAGGTCATGATCAGGAAGCCAATGCTGCCAGCGCATAGACGCTACCCCATTAGCAATGTGCAGAAGACTGATCGAGCAGACATCAGTTCGCACCCCTTCACCGCCCCTGGATAGGTCGATGCCGATGAAGCACTTTCCATCTGCTGGGAATTTAGGCGTACCCTGGCACTTAGCCCAGTCATCCATGTCTACGAATGTGCTTGTGTTATCATCGAACCGGCACAGATGCTCCCTGGTGTATGCGCTTTTCTGGTTCGCGTCACCATTTGTTACTAGCTTGCGGTAGTTGAATTCGAGAGACTCCAGGCGTGGCATCCCGATATCGTGCATTCCTGGATTGGCTTTGGCGACGATTTCATAATCATCAGTGACCGGATCGTCATCGTCTGCATTGAACGCTAGTAGGTAAACACCCCTATCTGGTTCGCCGTTCATAATGTCACGCGCTGCGATGTCTCGATCTGTGTAATACGGCCTGAGCCTGTCCGGATCTGGCGTGGTCATGGTCCATACCAGCCCATCTTCGCGCTTGGCTCGTCCAGTCTGCGCCTGGGTCAGAACGTCATCAGGGATGTGGCTCACTTCATCCAGGAAACAGATACGCGGTGAACCACCATGCATCTTCTGAACCGATGCCACCAGCACTCGAAGAGTGCCGCCTGTGTCCTCATTTTTCAGCGGAGGCTGGCCCACAGCCTTGAAGATTCGCAGTGGCTCACCCACCTGCTCAGCGAATGATTCCGCGAACCCCACCGAAATATGCGCTTGCTTCACCCCGATCGATGCAATATCTAGCGTAATTTTCTTGTGATTCGAGACCAGTTCATACACCAGAACCGCAGCCGCGAAACAGGATTTGCCAGCACCACGCGCAGCCTCCACCATCAGGAGTTTCGTGGCCGGGATTCCTGGGCGGTCTTTTTCACACCTGGCGTAGATCAGAGCCAGAATCCACCGCTGGAAGCCAGCCAGCACGATCGGTTTTCCCACGTCCGGCAACTCGAACCCCTCGAGAAATTCGCACGCATCCTCGAATCGTTGCCAATCCCAAGTGAAATCGTCGCCATCCATCTCAGCAGAAAAACGTTTAGCCGCTCGCTGGATCAGCTTTCCAGCCGGTATTTCCTGCGCGATCAATGCGTCTAAGTAGCTCCGTAGTTTCTCGCGGTTCATAATCTCCCCCCTTCCCGTGAGGATATCTCTGGGA